GCATTTTTAAACGGAGAACTGATTGAGTTGTGGGATATTGACAAAACAGAACCAACTGTACCAGGTGGAGACCAATTCCCAGCAACTTATTTACAAGGTTATTTAACTGAGTGGAGTGAGACTGCTGGAGCAGAAGATAGTGTTGAAATTTCAATGTCTATTGCTGTAAATGGATCTGGCGTTCGTGGAAATGCAACATTAACATTAGACCAAGCAACAGTAGTTCAGTACGAATTTGCTGATACTGTTATCGCACCTTAAATTTATTTTTGGAGAAAGAAATACAGAGGTGATCTAGTGTTACCTCTGTATTTCAAAATATGATATTAAAATATGAAGGAGAATAAATTATGAATTTGACAATAAATAACAAAGATTACGACCTATACTTTGGACTGGATTTTATCAACTTTTTAGATAAGAAATATTACATAGAACAAAATGGATTTAAGTTGGGACAAGGGTTAACGTATACGATTGCACAAATTGAGTTGGGTAATCCTTCAATCTTATTAGACTTAATTATTGCTGCAACGTTAACTGGAAGTAAACCAAAGCCAGAAGATGTTAAAAAATATATTGAAACAGAGGCAGATATCGAGGTGCTGATGAACGATTTTTTGTCATCATTAGAGAAGTCACCGACAACCCGTTTCACGATGAAGAAATTGGGGCTGTTGGTGGAAGCGGAGAAAAAGAAAGGCAACAAATAGAGGAAGAAACAAAAAGCCGCACTATCGACGACATTAAAATCGAGATTATGCGGTATTGTCAAATATATGATCCAATTCAACTAGGGCGAATAACATTAAGGCAGTACTTTCTTATGATGAAAGCTATTCGTTTACAATTGATTGACAAGCAACAAGATTTACATATACAAGCGTGGCTGAATGTACAAGCAAAAGCAACCAAACAGCGCGGGAAGAAAACTGTTCCTTATTTCAAGTCGTTTGATGAGTTTTTTAAGCATCCAGATGAGGTGAAGCCAAAGAGTAAGGTTAACATGCAGGAAGAAAAGAAGTATAGCGAGTTAAGAAGCATGGTATTGAAAGCGAATATGGGGGAGAAGGGTTAAACAAAATTTATTCTGTATTGTTGATGTTCGTATGGATGGAGTGATGCTAGAATAGAAATTATACAAGTTAAAATAAGAGATACCTTAGTTTCCATCTTATTTGAGTTTTTTCTTTGGAGCATGACAAGATTGGCAAGTAAGTGTAGCTGCTGCATTTACAGCGCGACAGTAAACACATGTCCAATCTTCTTTTTCGATATACTTATCAGATAGTGTTACTTCCATCGTTTGTAGGTTTATCCTTGCACCTTTTAAATAGCGGGCATCATTGCCTAGCTTTAACGAACTTGAAGCTGAAACTAGTGTGCGAAGATTATTTTAAATTTTAAAATCTTATAAAAGCTAGTCGTCTAGCATTCTACTTTTCAATGATTTTAGCCCTTAAAGCATCAAATTCTTCTTGGGTAATGCTCCTAGAATATAACATCTGATTTAGCGCTTTTAATTCATCCACAACAGAATTACTATTTTTTTCAGGTGTTTCTGTTACACTTTCATTCACAGTTTTTACAAAATTAATTGGATTCGAAATGCGGTCATGAATGACTTGAGCAACATTTTTATGTTCTATTGGGAAGTGAATAGTAGCAAGAACAACGTCTTTAGTTCCAAAAACTGTTCCATCAAATTGATCTTGTATAGTTTGTTTACAAGATAAAATTCCGACATCAGGATTAGCAATTGTTTGTAACAATTCTACAGATGAGATAGCTGAAAATAGGATGGTTTTATTCGTTTGGCTGTTGATAATAGTAATAGAGTTATTGGAAACAAACCAAACTTGACTATTATGTTCGGGATAAGAAATGGAGCATAAGATAACATTCCCCTTTATTTCATCAATTTTTGATTCAAAAGGTTCAGTAAACCTTAGGTTAATAATTTCAGTATTTTTAGGTTTCATAATCAATTGAAAAAAAAAGTATAACAGTATAATTATAATAAAGATTATAAGCAATATTATAAAATTTATTAAATCATAATCATGCCATATTAAAGAAATAGTAATTACTAAAGCAATAAGAATCAATATTAGAGTAATATTAATAATCTTTTGAAAATTTTTCATTTTCTCAAAACCTTTCATTTTTAATATTAAATTATATAAGGAGGTAAAAATATGATAGAAGATAAGAGTATCAGTGTTCATCTTGAATTAAAAGACGCTGGTTTTAGCAGTGAACTAAAAAGCACGATAACTGGTATTAAGAATATCATGTCAGAAGCACAAGCCAAAGTGGCAATGTTTATAAGTGAGTTCAAAGGTATTTATGAAGTCATTGATATTGTTCAAGCACTTAAAGAGTCTAAGCTGTCACTGTCGGAAGTTATCACGATTAATACTGCAGCAGTATTAGAAGCAACTGAAGCCACATCATTGTCAATAGAAGCGATACAAGTGGCAGCAGAAACTACATTGATGGGATCGGAAGCGACACAAGTTGCGACTGATACCACGTTGATGGGAGTAGAAGCTAAGAAAGAAGCCACTGAAGCTACACTGATGATAACTGAGGCAATGCAAATAGCGACAGACGCCACAACTTTGGCTACAGAGGCGATACAAATTGCCACAGAAGCCACATCATTAGCTACAGAAGCGACACAAGTCGCAAAAGAAGCTATCATCGCCAAAACTACGGCTGTTCATGAAGCTACTGAAGCTATATCATTGAAAACAACAGCGACACAACTTGCTAAGGAGACGCTCCTCGCTAAAATTGCTGCGATTCACGGAGCAATAGCAGCCACTCTGCTTCATACACTTGCTACGCTAGAGCTAACAATCGCAACACTGCTCAATACTATTGCTACAGAATTGTCTAGCGAATCACTATTGCTGAATTCAATAGCCAAAGGGGTAGCTACTGTCTTTACGTTACTTCATACAGTGGCAGTTAATGAGGAAACTGCGGCAACAATTTTAGGAACTGAGGCTACAATTGCGGCTACTGAAGCAATAAATGATAAGGCTGCGGCAATTGCTAACTTGACTCAAAAAACTTCAGAACAGACCACTGCTTTAGATGCAAATAATAAAAGTACAGACGAAGGAAATACCTTTACAACTGCACTAAAAAACACAGTAAAAAGTTTAAAGACTGTTTATAAAATAGCAAGCGGTGTTAAATTGGCATACAAAGCAGTAAAAGTGATAACAACAGCAGCGACAAAAGCACAGACAGCTGCAACTCTAGCAGGTAATGTGTTGACTAAAAAGCAAATAGCACTTCAAACTGCTGCGGCAGTAACAAAGAAACTGCTCGCCCCAGTAATTCTCATAGTAGTAGCAGCACTTATTTTACTAGTATTTTGGTTATTCAGGGCAGGACGAGGTTCTAGTGAGTCTTCCGAAGAAATAGAAGAAGGAAATAACAGAACTGCTACAAGCACAACGAACATGGCTGATAATTGCACTGCTTCTTTAGAAAGCATTTGTGATGCATACGAAGACATGGCAGCCACTGCAGAAGATTCTACCGCAGGCGCTGCAGCCGCAACAAGTGGAATGGCAGATGAAGTAGGTGCGGCAGGTAGTGCAGCAGGCGATAATATCACAGCACCAATTGCCGATGCAGGCGAGGGTGTTTATGATGAGATGGAAGGTATTAATGAAACAGTCAGCACAGGATTCCAAACCATGATTGATACCATTAATACAAAAATGAATGAGATGGCAACAACTATCACAAACAATATTACGCAAATCACCAGTGCATTTAACGAACTTAAAGGAAGTCTTCAAGGTGCAGGTCGTAACGCTATGCTTGGATTTATGCTAGGTATCGTTGCGATGAAGCCTGCAATCATGGCAGCAGTGGCAACACTTTCAACCGCTGTTCTAGAAAGAATCAGAGCTTTACTTGAAATTAGATCACCATCGCGAGTAATGATGGGGTTAGGTGAAAATACCACTGAAGGGTTCGCAAAAGGGATGGAAGATTCACAAGACGAGGTTGAAAAAGTAGCCTCATCAACCGCCAACACTGTAACAGGCGAACTAAGCAAAGCAGCAAAAGTCCAAAACAAACTCCAAAGCATCACATCAAAACTAGCAGACACAAAAAACAAATACGCAGATCAAGCAGCTGCGATGATGAAAGCTGGTCTTGATAGTGCTAAAGCGTTAGGGAAAAATATGGACAAAATGCTGTTTGACAACAAGCTTGATCAAAAACTAGCTTTAGCTGTTAGTCCACCAGATGCAGATTATCAAACAAGCCTCATGGAAAAACTCATCGACACTGTCGCACTGGGACAAACCATCGTCATGGATTCAGGCGAGCTAGTCGGTGCAACATATGGCGGCTACGATGCTGCTGCTGGTGAGGCAATATCATATAACTCAAGGTGGGGAAGGTAGGTGAATGATATGATAGATATAACACATGGATTGAGCATTGAGCAATCTCCAAGACATTACATTGAATTTGGATTGTTTGATTCTCGTCGATTCGGGTTGAATTTACACGAACGACAGGGAAACACCCCGAATGAAAAAGAAATCACTACTAGTATACCATATATGCAAGGTGTTGTCGATATGTCAAATTTATTAGGACATAGAGTTTATGACAATCGTGAAATAACATATACATTTTATCGGTTTGGTGTCAATAGGAAAGGTACCGCTCGAGATTTTCAAACAACGATTACAAATTTACTAATGCGTGAATTTGACCAACAATTAGATGACAGTTTCGAACCTGATTTTTTTTATCAAGGAAAGTGCCGAGAGGTCGTTGTGACTGATGATTATGATCGCAATCGCCTAAGAATAGAAATCACTTTTGACTTATACCCCTTTAAAATTGCTAAACATACAGAAGGTGATGACTTATTTGATCCTTTCAATTTTGATATTGATGCATTTCATAATGGTCTACGCTTTGCAGTTACAAATCAACAAAGAACCATTCATCTGTACAATGCAAGCCAACTAGTTCTAAGACCAGAAATCACAACGAATGTAAATGATGTTGAATTATCAAGAGATGGTAACGAGTGGATACCGCTAAGAAACGGTACAGCTATCGTATACAGATCACATGAATTCAGACTCGCCCTAGGGATGAATGAGCTGAGATTACGAAGAAGAAATGGGACTGGCACAGCAACAGTATTGTTTAATTGGCGAAAGGAGAGGATTTAGATGTATTTTGTGGAAATTGAAATTCTACCAGGAGATATTGCATATCCACTTCACGATCCATATTCAAGGATAAATGTCTTAGCCAAAGGAAATATTACTCAAGTACTCAATGCGGTTAATGACTTCAGATTTGATATTTTACCATCACATCCATTATATGAAGCTGACATTCGTTCATATGTATCTTTAGTTCGAGTTCGTGATCATACAGATGAAATTATTTTCCGTGGCAGAATTGTTGACTACTCACGAAAGATGTCAGGCGATGGACAAATGGTTAAATCTTATGTGGCTGAATGTGAATTAGCTTACTTACTAGATAGCATGCAAGAAGCAGAGGAACTTGTGAATGTAACTATTGATGAATATTTCAAGCACCTACTAAGTGTGCATAATAGACGAGTCGGTGATGATGATAAGCGCATCAACTTGGTGCGTATTCATGGGGTGGTATCACAGATTCCAACATCCTTCGATCGCAATTGCCTTTGTGGTTCGACAACGGATGTTTACCATATTAACTATATGAGTACTTACCAAAACATTAGAGAACATATTTTGGATTCCCTTGGTGGCTATGTTTGGCTTGATTATCCTAATGGGCAAAGACGACTAAATTATGCTGAAACAAGCGGTGAGCTTCGAGATATGCCTATTGAGCTAGCAGTTAATTTAGAAAATATGACTTCTGCTTATCAAGCAAGCCAAGACTACACACGGATTATCCCTCTTGGGAACGAACTTGAACGCTATGAATTAGCTATCAATAGATTAAGAGATGTAGGTATCCTTCGCGATGGTGTTGGAGATGTTCTCAGTACTCAGTTTTGGCTTGATGAAGTACAATATTGGCGTGATGGTGCTGGCTCACACCATTCAGAAGGTGTAGAGGGGGAAGGTCTTTCGCCTTGGACAGGACAATTGTTACTTGGTTTATCAAAATTAAATTATAAGCATCGTTGTGCGTGTCTTGACGGATGTCAAAGTGACTCTTGTAGTAAGTGTAATATTGATAGCATGAGACAGGCGATTGAAAGAGAAGATATGCCAGCGGATATCAATAGTCGCTACTATTACAATGAAGCAGTAGATTGGTTATGTAACTCAGGGCTGATTGGGAGTTCTGAACATTGGAAAGAAGAGAATAAAGTAAGTAATATTCATGTTAGATGGCTTATCCGTCTTGCTGCGATGGCGATTTCTCCTGAATCACCACGCCGAGGAAATCACAACTCGATAGATTCAGCCCTTCATTGGTTTGGCGGGGATAGTGGTTGGTTTAACTGGTTTGACTGGCAAGAATGGTTTAGACCAACTCCACCGCCACCGCCGTGTGGATGTGAAGATTGTGACTGTTGCGATTGCTGCGATTGTGAGCCTTGTGATTGCTGTGACTGCTGTGTTTGTGAATCTTGTGATTGCTGTGATTGTGAGGAAGAAGAATGCTGTAAGAATTGTTGTGATTGCTGTGATTGTGATCTTTGTGAATATTGCGAAAATGCTCTCCTTGACTGTGAAGAGGATTGTGAATGTGCTTTTTGTAAGTGTGAGTGTGAGTGTGATTGCCCACCTTGCGAATGTGATCGTTGTGAGAAATGTTGTGAGTATTTTTGCCCTGATTGTTGTTCTGATTGTGAATCTTGTGACGATTTCGGACCTTGTAACTGTGTGACTGAGAACTCAAATGGGCTAGAAGGGCTTGTGATAAGTAAGATGAAACAACGCCTTCTTGAAGGAGAATCAGAGTTATCTCATCTATCACCTTGGGCTGGACAGTTGATGATTACACTCTCAAAACTTAATTTAAGTAGATTTAAAGATGAAGAGGGTGAAGCTATCATAGAGGGATATCGAGAAGAAATCAAAGAGTCACTAGATGATATGGATGAATATTACAAAGCAATTGATTCGCTAAGTAATGCTGGTGTCATCCTCAGTCCGAACTATTGGAAGCAAGAAGAATTAAGTGAGGATGAGGATTTACGAATGTTAATCCGCTTATCAGAAAAAATGTGTGATCCTGAATATCCAATCATGATGAGTCCATATGATGCGATTACTTGGCTGAAAGATGAGTATGGCTTTTTCACTGATGAAGAAGAAGCATTCTGGAGAGATCAAATTCGTGAACCTGAGAAAGGTGAGGAAGATCATCGCCTTTCAGAATGGATTTCGGAGTTACTTATCAAGCTTTCTCTGATCAATTATGATCGTAGTATTGAGGGATTAAGAGATCTTCTTGCGCCAAAGCCTATTGCACCTATTGATGACTTTGGTGCCTATAACGAAGCCCTAGATTCTTTAAGTAATGCTGGAGCTATCCAAAGCCCAGACTATTGGAAGGAGCCGATACGGCGACAAGAGGAAAGATTACGATGGCTCATTCGTTTAGCAGATTTAACGGTTGACCATGACGACCCTCAATCCAACTTCCCACGACCGAGATTAACCATTAAACTCAATGATAATGATAACGATTGGTTACCTATTAGAGAAGGAGTGAATATTCCTATTATTGAAGGAGTCGTTATTTTTGACACAAATGATCCAGTAGAACTTAGAAGAAAAGCAGAAAGATGGATAGCTGAACATCAAACAGTTACCAATAGTGTTTCTATCAGTGCCGTAGATCTCTCACTGCTTGATCATGTTACTTATGAGGATTTCAGGGTTGGTGATAGATATCAAGTCATCAACCCATTACTTGGCATTTACGAAGATGGTGAAGGTTATCCACTTATTCAAAAGAAAATTGATGTGGTAAATCCAATCAAAAGTAGTTTAACATTTGGTGATCGACAACTTACGATGAGTTCTTCACGATAAGGTCACAAAAATACAAAGAAGGAGATATATATTATGCAAGTTAATATTCAACACCTCATTAGTAGATTAAGAAATGAAAGTCCATTACTTGGACGAAATGCAAGACAATACATCGCAGATGCCCTTGAAGGCTTATTCGTTGCACACATCAGTCATCATGGTGTGTCGGCAACAGCTGCCAATATTACGGAAAAAGTTGTTACTAATGTAGCACCAGGATTTGGAGTGAATGAAGGGTTTGGTCCAGAGCTTCGTGGAACGAAAATATCTGTTGTTTTCACTCATGGAAACACAGCGGAAAGCCCAACTTTAAGAATTGGAGCAACAACACCTAGACCGATCACACGCTTGTCTAATTGGCCAGCAGGTACAACAGTGGAATTTGTCCTTGATGGTCAAAGCTGGCG